AGAGCGGCAGGGTCCGCTGTGCCGGTATTGGACCCGGCAGCAATGTAATAGCTGCCATAAGTGGTAGCTACAGCCGTCGTGGACAATGTGCCAACCTGATAGCGTGAGCGCACAATGGTGGTCTCACCCCCAGTGTTGGCTTTGATGCGGTTGCGAGGAACACGTGGCTGACGCATCAGGGCCTGGCCACGCTTGTTTTGCTTCTGCTTATTAGGCATAATGGGTTCGTATTGCTAGCTTGTATTTGGTAGATGTCTACCAGGGGAGCATTGGAGTCATATTCTATGTCGGGCCACTGGTGCTCGATTTCGACTTGCAAATCGGGATTTATGCCAAATGCAAGCCAAAACGAGTGCCTGGCACGTGCGTCGATGCAAGATTGCCTGACGCCACGGGCCATATAACCAAGACCAGAGTCATAAACATGCTCTACTGCCCCCCCAGTGGCAGCTACACCATGCTTCCTAATGGCGGTGTAAAACGACTCCCAGACAGGCACACCACGGGTCAGTTCGCAACCACACGTGCCAATGGCGTCACGCCAAGCATCAAAGCTCTTTTCATTGTCCCAGCTAAGCAAGGACACGCAATCTTTGGACATGGCTGTCCAAGGGTTGCGGACCATCCGCCAACCGTTACTAAGTAACACAGGCTGACTCTGGCAGAACTCGATGCGCTCAAACACATCGACGGTGGGTTCACGGGTGAGCTTAAAACCAAAATCAGTGAACCATTGGTCGATGCCATCAAGCTTGTGGAGATCACGGTGTTCCAAAATGAGAACACAGTCATCACCATTATTGGATAGACGCGCTTGGACACCGTGTTGTTCGAAATAACCTAACACGATGCTGGACATGATGAGGCAATTGCCCATACCGGTGTTAATGTCACCAGACATGCGGCAGCCTTCAACTACGTACTTAACTAGAGAGTCACCAACACGGCCGAAGCCATGGTTGACCAATTGCCAACTCAGCAACTTGCGGAGTTCCTTCGAGTGGAACACGGCGTTGTAGACAGAGTGTTCGAAGGCAAGGGCGGCTTGACTCACATGCTGGTCAAACCGGCTCGCATCGAGACCCACTGCTACAGGGCGGTGGAAACTATCCCAGTTTCTCCGCAGTTGCTCAGCGACTTGGTCAGCATTCAAGCCTTTTAGCACAACATTGTACCCAAAAGCAGATGCAAAACCGTGTACCAGTTCCGCCTCAAACAACTTGAGGTAGCGGCCTACCTCCAAGTTGTAACGAGGGGAGCGGGGCTGGATCACTCGGGGTGCAGGGTCACCTTTTGCTGAGAAGTTGATCTTCTCAGCCTTGACAAATGTGCTAACGTAAGCGTCACTACGGCGAATCGGTTTCAGGACGAGACTCTCCGCGGCTCTGCTATAGACTTGTTGTTTGCGACCGTGGTATAGTGCGGCATAGCCGTCACGAGGGACCACGGTGGTCGGGGACAACTTCGATAGCAGTTTGGACTTAACCACAGCCAGACGTTCAAACACATTTGCAAGGGGTTTCCTAGGGGTTTCCAGGACCCCATCTGAGACGGTATAAAGAACCCTCTCAGCCAC